TACGATATTATCAATTTCCGATTTATAAAGAACACGAACTGCTGTTGAAGTTCCGATACCAACAGAAAGATTTGGTTGAACATCTAATGTTACTGTATCTCCATTTTGAAGTTCATGAGATGTTGATACCGAAACAGTCACTACATTCTTATCTACATCTCCCAATATTTGAATATAATTGGATTCTAATGAATACTGATCATTATCATCTCCATTAGTATGGAAGAACAATTCTTCACCTGTAATTGCAGTCTTTAATCCAATAATACTTGGAGCCTTCTTAACAATAAAAAGATTGGGATTGCTGGATAAATCTGAAGTAGATGTTCCATCAGTAGAAACAGATATATCTGTTCCATTAGTGGTATAAACAACTGATTGATTTGTTACAAAAGGATGATTTTCAATATAAATTCCTTTTGTGGGAATATTTCTAGTTACAGATGAAATATCACCAAATGTGAATGATGTACTGTATCCAACACCACTTATTGTTCCAACACCAACAGATTCTCTAGGATTGAAAAAAGCCTTATCGTTTACCTTTGAATCAAATTTATCTGCAGATTTGGCAATTGTAAATGAATCAGGTAAGAAAGATACTGCCGTTCCAACAGTATGTGATACACCTGCTAACCCTCTTTCAATTCTGAGAATATTTTGATTTTTGAATACTTCAAGAACTTTTAAAGTTTCTGTTCCAATACCAATACTACTACCAACAGATATTTGATCTGGAATTGGAGAAACGTAAATTTCTGTCGTGACTCCTACAGATGAAGATGTTATAGTAGAAAGACATCTTCCATTTGCATAGGAAGGAACTGTAATTTGATGTGTTCCATTAAGTGCTGATAGATTTGTAGAAAATCCAGACAAGGTTACATAATCTAGATTTGAAAGATCATGATTGGGCAATATTGATACTTTTACTCTATCTGCAGATTCCCATGTAAAAATAGAATTTAAATATTCAGTTGAATTTGTATTTAATTCTACGATACTCTTTCCTTTAATGGAAGCAACACTAACATCTAAACCACTTCCTGAAGTATCTGTACCATCAAATATTAATCTATCTCCAACTTTATAATTACTACCAGAATTTTCAATTTCTATAGATTTTATAGAGTCTGATGTTACAGATACTACTTCTATTTTTTGATCTAAAACATCACTAGTTTCACTAATAAAATCATAATCAGCCTCTAATTCCGATACTTTGTAGGGGAAAGTATTTCTCAATAAACTAGAATTGTTGAAATCAAATGACTGATCTAAATCAGATTCAGAAATTAATTTTGATTTGTACTTATTACCTATAAAATAAGGAAATTGATCTATTGTAGCATGATATGCATAAACACCATTTGGATACTGTTCATTTTTTTCATATCTACCATTATATTCATCTAAATCCCCATCTCCGTTAAATTGATAATCCTCCACAAAAAATCCAGCATCAAATCCGGATGGTCTATCTTCAACATTCGATTCGTTTAAAATATATCCAGATTCTAGTAATTTTAATCCTGAGATTTTATTTTCAGGGTCTATATACCCATATGGTCCGTAAATTGGATTACCATCATAAGACCATCCAATTATGTTTGAAATACTTGTAGATCCTGATCCTACTTCACTTTCTTTAAAAGAATTTCTCAATTTTTCAAAATACTTTGATACCGAATATTGAATTTTATCTTTACCTTCTAATAAAACTTCTCCTGTAGGAAATCTTGCAATATTATTATTGAGAGTTAATTTTCTAATTTGTGGATCAATAAAGGAATTATTTCCTGATGAAACAACTTGAATTTTTGTATCTGATGCTGAATATCCAATACCAGTATTCAGAACTTTAACTTCTGATATTTGTCCATTATTAATTATCGCTCTTAATTCTGCACCAGTTCCGGAACCAGAAACAATTAATTCTGGAACAGAAAAATATTCACTTCCAACAAAACTCGTAAAAACACTAATTATTCTTCCATCAACAATAGATGGTGTTAATTGAGCAGATTTTCCATTTTTTATGGAAATTGTTGGATTTTTCTTCAAATTTAAAATAGTAGATCCATATCCAGTTCCAGATTCATAAACATAAGCATCAATGATACTTCCCTTTACTACTGGAGTTAATACTAAATCTTGATTTTCTTGAGTAGTAGTTCCAAATCCTACAGTGCTATACTCGATTGAAACTGAGATATTAGGATATTTAAAAAATTGATATCCAGTTCCCGTGCTGTTAAATGTCTCATAATCTTTCCTCTCATAGTTTGAAACAATTGTTCCCCCTACTCCAGCGTTACATAATCTAAATGAATCATCATCAATTTTTAATACGTAATATTGATTTGTGGTTGTAATTCCAGATATTGATCCACTTTCATAATCATACTCAATAATTTCTCCATCATTAAACCCGTGATTTTTAAAATTGATAGTGTTTTGTGTTGTAGATATTCCTGTGGGTTTTACAATTAATTTTCTATTAGTGTATCCTTTTCCTTCATCAATTATTTTTATGTAAGAAACCTGTTTTGAAGATGAAACGGTTGAGAACTTATGTGCTCCAATAGAACCCGTATAGATTCCTACAACATTTGTATCTGATTGTTGATCACTTAAATTATTATATAATTTTATTGTTTTATTATTGATTACACCAACATAATATACTGAATCAGTAGGAAGATTAATATTATTTCCTGCTGTTCCAATTGATATTGGATTATTACCAAGAGGATTATAAATTATTTCTTGGCCATTAACAAAATTATGATCTGTTAAAAATATAATTTGATTGGTTGTTTCACTGACTCCTCCACCACTAGAAAATTCATCTGCATCGAATAAAACTTCTCTTGGTTTTTCTATTATTACAGGTTCAATTACTGCACCACTACCATTTCCTCCTGAAATATTAACAGAGGTTATCTTTTCAATATTATAATCTTGCGAGTCTACATATACTTTTTTAAAACTTCCACTAACGACTGGTTGAATTTTTGCAGTGCTGCCAACACCAGTAGAAACTTCAACTAGTGGTGGATTAATTACATCAAAATCTTCTCCACCAGAAAGAACATCTACTTTTTCAATTGGACCATACTGGATCACATCTTTGGATTTATAATTACTAATTTCAACACCATTAATCAACATTCCAGTAGATCCTGGAGTTGTTAATGTTCCGGAACCATTTTCAATACTTTTTTCTAACGGGAATTTTCTTAAAAGTTTTTGTATTCCTAGATCAGTTTTTATTTGAGAGTCTAAAATAAAATTATGAGTTCCTATACCAGAATTTGGTACTTGAAATGTTACATTATTAGTTGAGTCTAATAAAGAAGGCGTAGCATATAATCTAAATTGATTTGTAGATATTAATTTTACATAATAATTGCCAGTTTGCAATCCAACTAGAGGTTTATCCTGCGGAGAATAGAATACTTTATCTCCTGCTAAAAAAGGAATAGAAGGATTGAATTCAATTGTGCTGCAAATATCACCATCCTTTGAAAATTCTACAATATTAAAAGTACTAGCAATACTTACCTTCTTAATATTAGATTCAATATCAAGACGATAATCTACAATTCCATTTTTTTCTTCTGATGGTAGTGAATTTGACGCAACATATGCGAATTCATCTTTATCAACATATACATTAAGAATGTCTGATAATACAGAACTACTCCCAAAATCTGAACCGGAAGATTTTGTTTTATTTAATTTTCTTCTTACATCATATTCTTTACTTGAATCTAAATTTGGTTTGTTTTCTAATTCTAAAGAATTTTCACCAATATCAATGGATTTAATATACGGTGTATCATTAGAAAATACTATATTTTCACCTCCTCTTTCTAATATTTCAACTTCATCCCCTTTTTTTAAGCTAGATCTATCAATAGTAGATCCTAATTTAGTAGAATTATTATCTACAATTTGATATCTTGCACTAGTATTGTATATAAAAGAATTTGCAAAAATTTCTTTCCAGTTTAAATTTCTATTTTTAATCTTATCTCCAAGATTTTTAACTACGATTATATCATTTTCGTCTACTTTAAAGTTTTCATTTTCTTCTACTAAATCCTGTAATACTCCAAGTAGTATTAGTTCGACTTTCTTAGAAGTATCTCCATCTTCATAAGAAAAATAAGTATCATTGGATCTAATATTTGATGCTGTAGTTATAGTATCATTAATACCAGTACATCCAAAAAACTGATTAACACTTTTTCCAGTATAAGAAATTGTATTATTTCCAGAAACTAATGTTCCTGATTCTGGAAAACTTAAAGTTGAATCTACAGTTATGATAGAGGATCCTATGGATACTCCCTCAATTATCTTTGTATTTGGGGTGATTTCAAAATTTCCTACAACTGAAGATGAATTTTCAGTGTTTCCAATATAAAATTCAATCTTATGGAATGTTTTACCCTTTCTCGAAAATGGTTCTATAGAAGATATTGAGGCAGTCGTGTTCTCATCATTGGTTTTTATAAGAGTTTGTCCAACAATTTTTGAGGGTTCTCCTGATATTACTTCTGCTATTGCAACTTCTCTTCTTAAATAATTTGCGGAAGATGGTTTAATTAAATAATCTTCTAAGTTTATAATTGAAGGAGTTTCTCCAAAAACAACTTTGAAAAGTATTTTTATTGCTTCATCAGTTCCTTTAGAAGCATAAAAATCTTTTGCCCTTCTTATAAAATTTCCAACGTCAATTTCATCTACGAATTTAATATTTTCTAATCCTGGAGTAAAAGTATACTTCAGTTTTTTATAAAAATCTTTTAGGAATAAAGAACTTAAATTTTGAACAGATGTATTACTAGAATGCTCTACTGCTGTTGATGTAGAAAAAACAAGTTCTCCACTACTTAAATCATCATGATAATCAGTTATTCCACTAAATCCACGAACACATCCAGTAAAACTGTTAGTAGTAATTCCAGTATATGTTATAATTTCATCATCAATTTTAAGAAGTCCATACTGATTGGGAAATCCTTTTGTGTTGGAAACACTAATTGTGGTGTCGGTAGAAGTTATACTAACACTAGTTGTTGTACTATCGACAATAACTTCTGGTTTTAAATTATCTAATTTTAAATATTGATCTAGATTATCACTAATATCAATAGGACCACCTTGATATTCTTGTGAAATATAATATTGTTTTAAAAATTCTACCGCATTTGGACTTTCTTCCAATATAAAACTTGGAAGTTGGTTGTTGATTAAATTTTGTACTTTAATCCTAGATTCAAAACCAGTTTGTATCATATTACTTTCTTATTAAATTCCCGTTTGAATAACTTGATGTATAGAAGTCAGAAACAAATCTAGTTCCAGATATTTCATCTCCAGAAGCAATCACATCTCTGACAATATTTATCGTACTTTTAGGGATGTTTAATGAAATATATAAATCTCTCAATCCAACAACATCATTAGATTCTGGAAACGCTTGAACTTCAATTAGTCCATTACTTAATGAAGTTGAAGTGATGTTAACAGTGTTCAACATTATTTCCCCCTTCAAATAATCAACAGTTCCTGCGGATTTCACAATCACTCTAGTTTGATTAGGTACTTGCTTTACAATTGATATAGTTCCTGTTTTTAAATCTGCATTGGGAATATCTGTCAAATAAACTGTATCGGTTTCACCTGAAATTTTGAATCCGGTAGATTTTATATTAAGACCCCCAGATTTTACATTAAATCTATTTCCATAACACAACTCATATTGTGCAAACGCATTGAGTACAGGTTTCAAATCTCTACGAATAACAATTTTTGTAATATTTGATGTAATTGCAGTATCCGTATTATCAATAACTTGTTGTACTTTACTATATCTGAGTCTTCCACCAAATTTATTTAAATCCAGAGACTCTGAATATTTCTGAAGAGAATTTATAACAGAGGTTTTTAATGTATTTGCATTTGATACTTGTGAATAATTATAATAAACAGAACTGTTAAGTTCCACATAAAGAATCTTAAGGTCAGTTAACTTCGGATTTATTCCAGATACCGTAAATTGTTTTAATTTTGATAAAATTTGTGTCTTATTGAAATCTGAAACAAAACTTCCATTTTTTGGTTTAATACTGATTTGAACTGTACCAAACTGAGGGGGATCCAATTCTTCTCCACCCACTATAGAAACAGATTCTGTATCTGGATATATTTTCTTTATAATAGGTTCATAATCTCTTGCTGTAACTGCTCTATACTGAGAAGAGTATAATCTTGGGGCATAATATTTGATCGAATCTATAGGTTCAATATCACCACCATTAATTGACGATTGATTAGTTGTAATCTCAACAGTTCCTGGATCTATAATTCCACCACTCGCATTTTCTAATGTTCCAGAGAATGAAAAATTAGAAGCTCCATTTCCATCTCTTCCATCTGTAACAATATAGTTGGCAGTGATTATTGTTCCATCAGAATCAACAGCATCTCCTAATTTTTTACCAATCAATCCATCACCAAATTTCAATTCATATTTTTCATCTTGTATTTCATTGATAAAGTAAATTCTAGAGTTTTTATCTACATCAAAAATATTTTCTGAAAGGAAATATTCGATACCAAGTCCAGATTGTTCCGTTTTTTTAATATAAACTTTAAGAGTTGATGTATCGATAAATGAATTGTTTAAAACAAATCTTTGGTCCAAAGAACCATCATATTGAAATTGCTTAGTTAAAAATATTCCCTGAAAAACATTGAGGTTATTGAAGGATGCTACACCGTCTACAACGTTTGCTGTAACATCTTCTGGAATGGCAAAGGTATATGTGGTGTCATTAGCATTCCCTACACACACTATACCTGCTTTTAAGGTCAATGTAGGGGTTTCTACGGTAGTTATTATATTAAAGGATATCTGTGCCGTTGATGCGACTCTAGAACGAGGAACATAACCAATGTTACCAGCAAGAGAAACCACATTTTCACGAAGAGTTGCAGAATCCAGAAAGGATTCATTTACAACCATATTCGAATTAAATGCAGTAATATAAGTATTATATGCTAACGTGTCTATTAGAACAGAAAAGTTTGATCCCTCAAAGTCAAAATCCGTAAACGTAGAGTTTGCACGGAGATAATCTTTGATAGAAGTCTTTATCTGATCAAAATCTAAATTTGCGTACTTTGTGAAAGGCATTTTATCTTGTTGCCTCTAAGAGGAATGAATATTCTTGTGTTGGAAACTCTTGACCAATAATATCAAATATTACTGTAACATTAAAAGTATTGTCATCAGGAAGAGGATTTACAATAACCTGTAGATTTTCTACCCTTTCTTCAAAGTTTTCAATAGAAATTTGAATTTGATCTTGGATAACTGATGCTGTACCAAAATCAACGAAATCAAATAGACTTCTTCTTACATCAGATCCCAACAAAGAGTTAAAAAATCTCTCCGTTGGGATTGTTTCTACAATATTTCTCACAGAACGACGAATTGCGTTCTCATTTTTCAAAATAGGAAGATCTTTTGTGACAGGATGAGGTTCAAATGATAGACTAATGTCCTTAAATGATCTTGATATCCTCTGAATAGCCATTGTTAAAGAGTTTTCGTAATTTTATTTATACCCTATTCTTGAAGATATCTCTTTTTACTGGACAAATCGTCGTGCATTATCTCTTGGAGCACTTTTTCTTCATCTTCATGGTTCTCTTGGTGCATTTTATCAAGCACTGACCCATAATCTGTAGACAAACTTGCGGTCCCCCACACTTTTTTCATGTATTTTGTGTCTCTATCAACTGGAGAGTTTCCCATTTTGCTCCTGAATCGTAAAATACTATTTATTTTCACCCTCTTCGAGTGTTTCTTCACGTTCTTTTGCCGTTTTCCAGAAATATTCGTCTTCACGACCCATTCCAAGTCGTTCAAAACCATTTTCAACCTGATAATATTGAGTTGAAACCTTAAAATCGGGCATTTTTGGTTCAACAGGTGTTAAACTATTGTCAAAAATACGCAATCTGTTGTTTGGATACAGTGCATACTGCCCATTTTCAAGTTCAATCAGGTTATGTGACTTATGTTCGGCAGGATTTTCACTAGTGGCATAGTCAACATAATCAGGATCATGATGATAGTTGTCAATAGTACAGACATAAGTGCCTTTTACGTTGCCAAAGTC